AAGTATTCTTCTTTGTTGCCGTCATAGACATACAGACCATAGTCTTTGTACCAGTTGACTGTGCCAGAGAATGTCGGCACAGCAGAAAAGACGTATCTGACAGTTCCTGGCATCTCAGTGCCAAGCTTGTGAACATTTCTGACTCGAATCTTGCCAGTCAGTACAAGACTGTTGCCAGTCATAGCATAAGTTCCATTGCCAGACACGTCTTCTGGCTTCCATGAACCTGATGTCACGAACTTCGGATTGTCAAAGTAGTTAGTATATGGTGTAGCGCTGTCTATTGACAGATGAGATGCAGACCTGTTCTCTCCATTGTCCCACCACGTCTGGTTCTTCGGTGGATTGCTTTCATACACAGCAAGTCTTCCACCATCATCATAGTCTTCATCTGTCCTGTAGTTCAAAGTCACTGTGATATCGTAGTCATCCTCAGCTGAAGACAAGTCTAGCAGATCTGACATATCTTTCAATGGAATGTCCCAAGACTTCTGTGGAGGTATTCTGACTTCTGTGCCAGAATTGATTAGAGCTACAGTCTTGTCTTTGTCTTCTGCTTTCGAATTCTGATTTGCGACAAATCCTTTCGGAATCTCGTCTACGATAGTCGAAAGCTGTACAGACGTCCTCAACGCTTTCTGAACAGACTTGTCTGCAATGACTTCTCCAGTGTCATAGTTCTTGACTATGAATCTAGTCCTAATTCTGAGGACTTCTTCTGCAGACCTGTCCATGCCAAAGTCAAGTCTGATCTCAGTATCTCTGTTCTCACCTCTGCGCTTGCCTCTCAGATATGCTATGCCAGATGGGAACTGACTGTTCAGAGCTGAACCAAGATCTGGGAATGGCAAGTCAAGGTGCTTCATTCCAGTGGTATCCTGATACCAGAACTGGAATGACTTGCCGACTTGCTTCACATAGAAGTTCTTACCAAGTGAGAACAAGACTTGATCGTTGCTCTTCAGCGGCAGCACTGGTCTCCAAGACATGCCGACCATCCAGCTTCCAGACAAGTCTATGTCTGTCTGCTTCAAGTCAAACGCCATCTTAGATGCAGTCGTCAGCATGTCATAATGACCGATCAGATTCTGGTCATCTTCTGTCCTTGAAGACCATGACATGTCTGTCATGACAGAATCGTATGCACACATCGGCACATCTCTGTCGCCTTCAGTATCGTCATTCGAATAGTAGATGTTCATCTGAGAGCCAGCATACACTGGATCGATGTCTATCGAATCGAAATACTGTGGCTGACCATATTTGTCTCGAATGTCCATGTACAAGCATACTACAGCATCTTGAGCGATCTGTGGCTCTGACTTCCAGAATGTCCAGTCTTTGCCATCGACCATCATAGCTGGCTGCCAGTCTTTGACAGTCTTAGATATCGTGTTTCCAAGAATGTCTTTAGACGGTCTCATTGGCAGGGCAGCATCTGCTCTAGCATTGACTTGACGTCGTATAGCTAGCTTTCTCAGACCAAGAGAATAGACAGACTGAGGAGCAAGATCGTCATGCACCCTGCTCATTCTGACTTCGAGCTTAGTAGCTACACATGGCAAGACATCAAAAGACCAGTGCGTCCATTCGTCCCATTTCTCTTTCGATTCGACTTCAAACACTATCTGGTTATAGTCGTTTCTGATCAGTGGAAGCCTTGTACCATCGGAGTCCCAATACCAGAACTCATAGTGAGCTCCTACTGAATAGATGTCGAACGATACTGAACTGATTGGCGCTCTAGAAGCAAAATTGTATGTCAGGACTTCTACGACTTTAGAATCTGCTTCTCTTGGCTGTGACAGCCAGATCTGACTTCTAGTCTTCAGATCTGTCTTCTTCTTCTGTTTAGCGGCAGCCTGATAGTACTCGTCAACATATGTGTCGCTTACGAATGCGGATCCCATTCTTGAAGTCTTTCTTAGAAGTTACGAGGTTGTTTTCTGCGAATCTGAAATGTTTTGTATTATAAATTATCCATACAAGATATGCGAAGTTCTCTGAGGTATCAAAGAATGATTTCTGTGATATGCAGAGAGCTATTGTTGAACATTCTATTCATCAAATCCATCAGATTCATCTTGTTCTGACTCTGTGCCGTCTGCAAGAGCATTCAGATCGTTCTCAAGCTGTTCTGGATCTGCATACTGCTCTGTTTCAAGATTCAAGTCATTCTCTTCTTCAGTCTGGTCTTGCTGATTGTCTGTCTGCTGCTCTTCAAGATCGTCTTGCTGAATGTCAAGATTCTGGTCTTGCTCTTTCTGCTTCTTCATCTCTTCTTTATGCAGTTTTCTGTACTGGTACAGCATCAGATACGCAGCATAGGCATGAGAGCAGAAACGATTCTGGACTTTCACAGTTCCAGTAGAGTCTGGACCGTCATGTGGTCTCTTGCCAGTGTTAGACCACTTGCCCCAAGGACATGTGCAGTACCAGTTAGCTTTAGACGGTGCATTGTCTTTAGTCACTCGACTCTTGTTGTTGACGTATGTCTGATAAGTGCCATTGTCACCATGAGAAGTGCACAAGATCGAGAACGTCGATATTGCATCGCATTCTATGCTGTTGTCGATCAGAAGACGATAGGCTTTCTGTTGGATGTCTTTCCAGTCAGCGGTGATCTGTGTCATGTGTTCTTGCCTATCTTCTTCGCTGGAAGCCAAGACGAGCCCTGCCTGTAGAAGACAGTGTTCTTAGAAGGGTCGTTCTCAGAATTCTTCCTGTCTATCCATGCAGAATTGTCATGCTCGTATCGCTTGTTGAAGCCGCCATTCCTGTTGCAAGACAGAAAGACCTTGCTGCTGTCGCTTACAGCCCATGGATAGTAGTCTAGAAGTACTCGTATCCCTTTTATGACAATCCTGAACGGATTAGGCCAAAGGTAGTCGTCTGCTCCATATTCGCCACAGCCACCGACATACAGATATGCATCTCGCTGATCGTTCAAAGACCACTGAAGTTCTTGCAGATTGCATATGTACTGCCAGTCAGAGCTGATGTTCCATAGAAAGTTTGGATTGCTGAAGCTTCCAGGATGGAATGTGACTTGAATGACTGCAGATGCCATTCTTTGAGCAGCAGGAATAGTATACAAGCCATTCCCATTTATGCCCCATCGCCAATCATACTTGCTTATGTAGAATGCTACAGGATAGTTGGCTATTACGATATTGTTTTGAAATATTCTGCCAGATACTCTAGCATAGATAGAAAGATCTGAATATACACGCAAAAGCACATCATAGTCTGTATTGCAATATGCTACAATGTATGGTCTGATAGCAGGAAGCCCGAAAGATGTCGGTGCAGCACTGGGACCTGTTCCTGTGTTCTTCGTCTCACCAGTACGAAATTCGCCTATGACTTTGAGATTCGGATCTGTTGGAAGTGCCATGATAGACTACTTAGTTCTGATATCGTTGTCAGTGACAGTATTGCGAGTACGAATAGCATTGGAATAGACATTGTCACCGGCAGTACCGCCAGAGAAGATGTTCAAGTCGCCCTGAGGAATGAGCATATTTGTGCCCTTGCCCCAATTGATAGAACCGTCAGAATTGATCTTGACATCGCCCCAGATATGTTCGATCAAGCTTGCTAGAGTCTTGTTGATCTTAGCAATAGCATCACCATATTGGTCAAGCTTAGTGTTGTGAGTATGCAAGACTCCAAGCAGAGCGACCAAGATGTCTGCTAGATTGTCACCGGGATATGGAGTGACTGTCGAATCCCATCTGTCTGGAAGCTTGTTCAGATTGTCGAACATCGAATCTGGAACGTCTGGAAGGTTCTTCTTCTTCCATAGCTTGCCAGACACAGCTTGATAGTCTCCAAGACCATCATTGTCTCCAAGAGAATGATGGATGCCTGCTAGATCAGAATCTGGCTTAGAAGACTGAGCTGTAGTAGCATAGCTGTGGTCTGTGAACGTATGACTGTTCTGCACTAGAAGATGTCTGCCATGCTTGTTAGATGGATGAAGTCTGAAATGCTCGTCATTGTAGTCTGCATTCCATGCATCTGAATGGTCATGTATGACATTGATGCTGTCATCGCATATGACAGACATCTCTAGCTTCTTTATAGCGTTGTTCTCAGCATGATGCAAATCTGTATGAGAATGAGTGTTAGTTGCATACGGCTGACCATAATCGTCTGGAGCCTCTGCTTCTGAAAGACGAGCGACTGTAGGAGACGCGGGAACTTGCAGATGCTGGTCTATGTCTCTAGGGAAGACAGAATCTTCTTTCGAATTGTACACTGTTGCCATTGCCAGACTCTCATTCTCGTACAGATAAAATGTCCTATTGATTATATTATATCACAAAAAGCTTGATTTCTCAGTGTCTTTCTGTGAACTTTCTAGTTCTTCCAGACTGGTGGTATGACACTTGGAGAATCTTTTTGTTGAAATCACCATGATTTGTGACTTTGTCTACATTCCAATGAGAACAGTCTAATGAAAGCTTAGGACAACTACAGAACTGCACAAAAGCTATGCTATTCTTTCTATGTCACGAACCAGAAATTCCAGCTTTGTCTTGATCTGTGACTGGCGATACTACAGTCACGTTAGTAGTTCCACCAGAAGTAGCGTTCCAGCTATGTTGCACAGACTTGACATACAGAGTCACGCCTGCATCAGCAAAATGCAGTCTCAGACCTGGCATGATTTCAGGTCTGAATGTCAGCTGCATAGTCGATGTAAAGCAGTTAGCCCAATACTGCAAGAACCTGTACAGTGCAGATATCGCTGTCAGCTGAGCATTCTGAATGTATTCGTCAGACTCTCGCTTGACCGATACTCCCCATCTCTGCATCAGCTTGTTCAGAGCATCAGGATCATTCTGGTCTAAGCCTGTAGACGATATGTCCATGAGCTTCAGAAGATTCGCACCCTGATACTGCATAGTCACTGTTCCAGAAGATGTCAGAAGCTTCATCAGATCGTTCAGACCAGACGTGATTCCAAGACCATATGGGTCTGGCAGAGCCTCATTCGTAGTCAAGAACAAGTGCGAGACATATGAAGATTTGTCGAAGTCTGCTTTGAACTTCATCACTTCGTGTCTTGGTATGTCTATGACATTATGGTATTTGCTGTCTGGGAACATCTTGCCAAACCAGTCTGGAACGAATGCTGCAAACGACCCGTCTGGCAAGCTCATGTATGCTCGCATAGACGCTTTGCAGCATGAGTCTACATAGTCTATAGCTGGCTTGTCATTAGCCATGTTCAGACCAGTATCGCTGCCTTTGAGCAGATACGACTCTATGATAGCTGGAGCATTTGATGGCGTCATGTAGTTGACGAACTTGAACAGCTTCAAACCAAGATCATCTGCTTCTGAACTAGTTGACGAACTAGATGAAGAGCTAGCACCAGTCAATGCATCAGATGATCCTGGTACACCACCAAGAGCTTTTGGTCGCAATGCTCCAGACAAGGCAGTCTTTGGCTCAAAAGTGCCTACAGTCGGTGGTTTTGGGTTTTGTCCAAAGTCTGTTATCTTGTCTCCACTTATGCCAATGACTATAGACACATGCCCATAGCTATTGTCATTTGGAGCGCCATTCTTCCAAAAGGCGACATCTCCTGCTTGCACTTTATTGGGATCTGAAATCACTTCAAAATTGCTAGCATAATATTTGCTTACACTGACAGCGTACTGAGCAAACCCTTGATTTCCTGATGCTGGCTGTATGACCCACTGCGATTGATCTAGCTTCAAGAAGTCTTGATAGTACCATTCCCAAAGATTCCAGCACTGCGTAGAACTGCCATCACGAAAAGTCGTCGGATAACGACCAGTATTGTTCTTCACCCAAGATCCGAATGAAGCAGCTAGCGCATTGTCTTTGTTCTTTTCAGACTGCGTCTTCTTGTCTTTTTGCTGCTTCTTCTTGTCTTTGCTGCTGTCTTTGACGTTGTTAGAGACTTCGTCTGCAGCTCTATTGACGAAGCTCTTCCATTCGTCGACAGTCTTCATCTCATGAGTGCCAACTTTGAATTTAGAATGCTTTCCGTACTTGATGTTGCCCTTGTCATCATAGTCTAGCACCCAACCATTGAAGTACTGCCAGATAGCATGGTATGCACTCTTCTTGGTCAGATTGTCATAGACACCTGCGATAGCCTTGTCTTGAGTCTTCTTGTCTGCTAGCATAGCTTCGCCATTGTACTTTGCGAAATCTATCATCTGAGTTCTAGACAGACCGTACAGTCCAGAATGGTAGTCATTGTCATGAAGATGCCAGCTTCTCCATTTGCCATCGTCTTTGAACTGTATGTTCTTGTCCCATTCTGTAGAATTAGTGTCTACCTTAGACCACATGAACAGTTTTGCTGTGATTGCTGCAAGCCTCTTGCCACTTATGTTAGACTCGAGCAGCCAATTGTACTTAGAATCGTCTTTCTGATCTGCGCTTGACGCTTGTGACGATGAAGAATGACCACCGAACAGCATCACATACAGTTCTTCTGCAGACTGGTCTATGCTTGTCTTGTCAGCATTCTGCATTGCAGCGTTGACTATGTTCTGCATTGTCTCAGAAGTGTCTGGAAACTTAGCTATCTTGACAGCGTCTTTTGGCAGATGACATACACCGTCATCAGCAGACAAAAAGTCTTTCAGTGCAATGCCTATGCCAGAATCGTTATAGCCTTCTTGCTCTGCATATCTGATCAGCTTGTCTGCATTCATGCTATAGCGTTCCAAAGAGTCTTCTGCATACGGGTCCCAGTAGATGTAGCTCAGATCGTGAATGACATCGTAGACTGTGAAAGTGAAGCTTCCTTCATTGAATGCTATGACTGGCACTTGAGCTATCTTGCCAGTAAGCTGGTCGATAGAGAACGAGTCTTTGATGAATGCAACATGAACTCTGTCGCCTATATGAAGAAGACCGTTATATCTGCCATTCTTATAGCTAGAATAGTTTGTCAGAGTGATAGTAGCAGAAGATGCACCATTGACCTGCCTGTTGACAGAACAAGACTGCACATCTTCAGATATGTCTATGACACCCTGAGATATAGTGTCTACTATTACAGAGACAGAAGAATAGTATGCTTCTGTAATGTTTGCAGATGTCATTGCCGCCTGTTCTTTCTGAATGCCTATTCTACCTTGCTGTGCCTGACGCTTGTCAGTGATGCTTGACCGTTTGCTACAAGGCTGTCAAGATATGTCTTAGTATTGTCACCCTTTTCAAGATGCTTCATCATGTCATATGTCAAGAACAGTCTGTATCTGTATGTAGTAGCATAGTAGCTCATCTTGACTTTCACATCTATATTGATAGAGCCATCTTTGTTGAACGTGACGATAGTGTTCTTGAACTGCTTTCTGTTTGCTATGAACGAATTGACTTCAGATTGCTCTTGCTTAGCCTTCTCAGCTGCAGATACTCCATCTATATCTACATCTATCAAGTCTGTCAGATACATGTCTAATGCTGTAGACGAATAGCTGAAAGACGTTCTTGTATCTTGGAATGCATTAGTAAGGCAGAAGAACTGCACTGTCACATCTTGCATGATAGTGTCGTAGTCTTTCTGCAATGTAGCAGAAGTGATGACGACATCGTAGTCTATGTTTCGTTCTGGCCAATTCAGATGCAGTATCTCGTTTCCTTGCATCCATCTTTGCAAGCACATGAGCGCATAATACTGAGCTTTTACAGATGACTGTCTTATGACGACTGAAAGACCGTCTTGTGCTGGCTTCCAAGCTTCAAACCATGTATGGTTCTGCGCGTATATCGGTGAAGCTGAAGACTGCAATGTCGTATTCCAAGACCTTACTAGCAGCTCAAGCCAGACTTTTGAGGATGATAGTATGCATGCCATGTCTAGTACCAGCCAGTCTGTTCCGAGTGAGCCCAAGCTTTTGATGGGCTTCCATACCTCTGCTTGATGTAGTCAAGACCCCAGTTGATCTGAGTCTTCGGATTAGTCTTCCAGTCTGAACCTGCAGACTGCATTTTCGATGCAGGAAGGGACTGCGGTATGCCATATGCACCAGAGCTCGGATTCGTAGCATTCCACTGCCACGAAGACTCTCTGTTCCAAAGCTTGACAAGGTCTTGGAAGTCTTGTTCTGTCCAACCCATAGCAAGGACTCTGCTATGAGCATATTCCTGAATCTCTTTGATTGAAGAGTCAGAGCTGAGCTTGACATCGTCTGTAGAAGCAGAACTGTCTACTGTAGCTCCGTACCCACCGAAACCAGTTATCTTGATGTCGCTTCTCTGCAGCAAAGCATCTTTGCCTTCACCACCATGATACGACTTGCTGTCGAAACCTATTTCTTCTAGCAGTTTGCTCATGACTGTGGCTCGTTCTGATGCATTCTTCAAGACGCTCTTAGAGACTCTGAAGAATGGCAGCTCGTATTGCAAGCCAGTAGTCTCTATCGATTCAGATATCTGCAAATCTCCAAGAGCGCAGTCCCAGTCATATCCTTCTTCAAGCCAGTACACATGACTCTGCAAGCCCTGTTGCTGGTTCTTCATCAGATCTGTCATGAATCTGCTGAACATGTACATGTCATTCCAAGCACCTTGCTTGCTGACCATGTGATTGTGCATTATGCCAGAGAACGATCCTGAGACCGAGTATCCAAGCAGCTGGACTACTTGACCACCCAAAGTCTTCTGGACTCCATATCGTGGCTTGATCTGATATGTGTAATGCTGAGGATCTAATGGCAGAGTATATGACATAGTACCTGACGATATGGTGAACGTCATCTTTCTGCCTTTCTTGTCTATATCTATATTAAGGATGATTCTAGAATGGTTCTCAGAGTTACGAGGTTTATCTCTATGAACCTTTCATATCATATATGGATAATTATATATCTTCATATTTCTAGGTTCACAGAGATAAACGTCGTAACTTTTCTTTCTATGATTTCTAATATCCAACAGCTATCGTATACTTCTTAGATTGCTTGCCGTTGTACCAAGCATAGACAGTCGCAGTTCCATGCTTCAAGAATCGCATCTCTGTCTTAGCTGGATCAGATGCTTTTCTGTAGAAGTTGATGACATTCGGATCAGACGAGGCAAATGTCAAGCTGTCGAAGTACGTGTTCGTCAAGCCAGACTGCCAGTAGACTTTGACACCGACATCGAACACATTGCCAGCATAGCCAGACAGCTGAATGTCTGAACCGTTGCTGTATATGATTCGGACTTCATGTACAGCGCTTGAAGCCCAGTCTATCGCATCTTCTTGCGGTATGTAGATCGGTATGACGATCAGCTGACCGAACCAGTCTTGAGGGTCATACATCTCTATCTTGATCTGCATGTCTCTGCCAGCAGTCTTGAACGTGTACTGAGAGTCTGTCCTGCCTACGGCAGATGTCACGTCTTCCCAGTCCAAGCCTTCTCTGTTCTTCATCAAGACTCGCATTGTTCCTGTCTCGATGAATGCAGACTTGTAGTAGATGTCAAGCTGTTCGAAGTCATTGAAATAGAGCCAGACTTGACAAGTATATGTAGTATCGAGCAGATGCTGTCTAGATGTGATGAAGTCTTGCCAGGCTGACAGCAAAGAACCGTCAAAGCCAAGCTCTTCATCTATCAGATAGCTGTTCGAATACTTGCCAGAGACTAACTGTATCCTGCATTCTGTATGCTTAGATGGATTCGACGGATTCGTCTTCTTCAAGTTGAACAGCGATATGCCAAGAGAGACTAGCGAATTCGATGGCACCATCAGTTCGCCAAGCTTGTATCTGAATGGCACTTGTGCACCATTTGCATCGAAGACTCTGTCTTCTTTGTTCACTACAAGATGTCGTACAAGCTCGCCATCGTACCAGACTTCCCATTCTTTGCCTGGTACTATAGTGCCAGTCCATGTATCGCCCCAAGCGAATCTGTTGGAGTTCCATGCGCCACCATTGTCTTCATAGACTTTTGGATCATCTGGAGTAGAGTCATCCCACTTGCAGTTAAGCCACGGATACTTGTCCCAGTATCCAGAATCATGCCATGGCTCTCCCTGAAAGTCCAGATATGTCCTGTTAGCTAGAGAGTCTCTGTTGACAGACAAGAGCTTGACAGTTCTGTAGTATGACTGAGAATGCATGACATCTGTCTCAGCGACTGCCACATCTACGCCAGTACTGAAGTCTGGTACAAACACATTCTGAGTCGTCATGTATCCGCCATTGAGATGCCATGGAGAATCGCCAAGCGAATAGAATGTCCATGTGACGTTGTCTCTCTGCTGCAGATAGTCGATCAGATTCACTGACAGTTCTCGTATAGCTACGAAGTATGCTATAGACTGAGTCCTTGTCGCAGTTCTAGTCTCATAGTAATGGACCATCGGATATGAGAAGTACTTCTGACCGATGACATTTAGAACTGGCTTAGTAGTTCTAGTGTCTGCCACTGTCGTTATAGCTTGAGAAGTAGAAGTCTTCTGTACCACATCGACTTTAGATGTCGAAGTTATCTGCTTCATGTTTGCAGCAGAATAGCTTAGCTGCTGACCTGGGAACAGCCAGTATCCAGGTATTCTGCCTGAAGAAGCTGACTTGTCTGAATTGTCTTGCACATAGCCATTGTCATCAAGCAGAATCTTCCAGTCTTCAAGACCATACTGATCAGACAGTGCTAACAAAGACTCAGAGGCTTGCGCAGTATAGATCTGGTACTGAGCATTCATTCTAGCAAGCAAGCTCAGCTTCGTACTCGTCTCATTCGAAGATATCGAATTCATCTGCTGACCATTATATAAAGCAGTAGACGTGTATTCTGAAGCTTGAGCTCCTATTATGTCTGCACCTATGTTTGGCAGATATCCGATTGGATTAGCAGTGTTGTCTACTTCTGCATCGAGATCGTTAGAATACAAGTCTTGCTTAGCTTGGAATGCTCCAGACGGATTTGAAAGATCGATAGACTTGTAGTAGTTTCGCTGCGTAGTAGTCAAGTTCGAATTGTATCCGTTTGCATCTGTCTGCTTGTTGTTCTTGACAGATGCATCAGCTTGCACTCTCTTCAGCATTTCTGCTGTCAAGTCAGTCGGAAAGACTCTGTACGAAGACTTGATGTCTGCAGCTTCAATCGGATACTGCACAGCTGTAAGCTGAGTGAACTCTAGTTTGACATACTTAGCCTCTACTGGTATTGACGCTACGTACTTAGTCTTCGCTAGTTTCCGCCCCATCATCAGAGGAGACCATTCTTTAGCGTCATACCAACTGTCTGCTATTCCACCTCTGAGAACGTCTTCGTCTTTGAATCGACCATAGATAAGGCTGTTAGCAAGAGTAGACGACATATCATATGCATCTGGTGACACATATCTGTCAGGGTTTGATAGGAACTTGTCTTTGTAAGCTCCATCTGCATTCGTCATGTCTTTTGGCAAAGCCTCTTGCTTCATGACAAACGATTCTAGTCTTCCCTGTACAGAACCGATATATGAAGTCGTATCTGCTATAGATGAGATCTTAGATGCATCTGCTTTGACAGAACACGAACTGACATACATGAAAGCTTTTGAAGAATTTGACACTCTGACTACGATGTCGTCAAGAGATGCAGAAGTCATCTTCTTAGAAATGTGCTTAGATATTCTGACAGTATTGTATTTCGATTTGTCTTCGAAAGAGTCAGAATTGTCATAGACATGAAGATCGCCATAGAACGTATGAGACACAGTGCTTCTCTCATACAGGCCTATGCTCATGTATTCAGCGTCATGATCGAATGGTACTGTGACTCTAGCCAAGACTTTCCACCAGCCATCAGAAGTCTCAGTCTTCTGGTATCTGTCTGGCCAGACAATCACACTAGCACCGTCTATGATGACTGGCTGAATGTCAGGAAAGCCATTGACAGACTTAGCATAGAATTCGAATGCAAGACACGTACCGCCCTTGCACCATATCCAGTCAGATATTGCATGTTCATCGTATCTGTTCAAGAACGGTTTCAGTAGTGATATGTTGCCAGCAAATGGTCTCTTGCTGAACTGAACTCCATCTATAGAGCTTGGCATAGAGATGTCACCAAGTGCTGGCTTCTCAAGATCAAGCAACCTGTTCAGATTCAGCTCTTTGTTGTATCGTGGCAGCAATGCAAGACTTGAAGCGTAAGTAGAACCGTCAAAGTAGTCTATGCTTTTAGCTTGCATAGACTCCCAGTCTCTTGCAGTGCAGACCATCGGCTTAGACCATGTCACAGTCTGACCGTCTCCGCCACCGACAAAGCCAAAAGCTAGAAGTCTAGCCTCTGCTGGAGCATTGAATTCAAGCACGACTCGCTTGCCAGAAACGATAGCTCCAGAAGAGAATGCTAAGTATTCTTCTTTGTTGCCGTCATAGACATACAGACCATAGTCTTTGTACCAGTTGACTGTGCCAGAGAATGTCGGCACAGCAGAAAAGACGTATCTG